ATCAACCGTTTTAGACCTACGAAGAAGTAGCGAGGAAATTCTAAAACGTTGAGGGCGTGTGCAATGCATGTCCTCTTCGTTTTTCTCGTGAAAAATGTAAGGGCTATTATGAGAGAATAAAGCTTTATCTCTTGAACTACAGACCACAGCTTGTATACTATATGTATAGGAGCTGGACAGTACGAAAGGAGATATTTAGCTATGAGTATTTTTAATGAGGAGCAAATTAAAGCAATGTTCAGCAGAGAGTATATCTGTCATGAGTGTGGGCATTTAATGGAGTTCGAGGATGAGTGGGAAGATACATTGGTGTGTCCCCACTGCGGCCACAGTATAGATTTAGATGATTACGGCCGCGAAGGCGATGAAAAATATGAGAACTTATACCCAACAAGAGAAGAAGTATTGGGCATTGCGAATGATGATTCTGAGGAAGATTCAGACGATTAAAAACATAAGCTAAGTAGGAGAGGGTCTTAGAGAAATCTAAGGCTCTTTTCTTTTTTGCTATGGGGAGATAAAAATGCGGTACCATTATCAAAAGCCAGACATCTATTTATCAATGTACGGTGAACTTTATATTTGCAATCATCCTGTGTATGATCGCTGCACGCTATTTACGATAGGGGATAAGGGACTGGCAGTGATTCAGCAGCGATTTAGTGCAGATACAAAAAGTACATATTGGACGGAGGTTGATTCGTGGCTGACAGACTCTTTATATTTACATCCAAAATTTAAGGAATATTTCGACAGCCGATCCGGAGAGTGTACGGACGGACTATATCCGACAGTCACCATAAGACAAATAATGTGGGCATTAAAAATGAAGCCAATACAGCGTCAACGATGGGAAACATGTTTCGATAGACGTGAAATTTGAACGCACTTTTTACAAAGACTTTTATGGAAAAGGAACTAAATAATTTCACATAAAGGAGAACAAAAATGATTAAAACTTATGTATCTATCGGAAAAGTAACCGATTATGCGATTGGTGTTCTTAAGTATTTCGCTACGGCAAGTTCGATTTTACTGATTAGTATTATCGGAGCTTTGACGGCGTGGATATTTTGGAGTGCTGTTGGTATGATTGTTGCCATCGTAGGTATAGTAATAGCAACCATTGTATTGACCTTGGGAATTTATGAGTTACATACCCAAAAGAGACGGAGACGCTAACAACGTCTCTTCTTTTTCGCCAAAATAACAGTTCCTTTTATGAAAAACTGAAGCTTTGAAAGGAGTAAAAGGAGCATGGATGAAATGAGAATAGTATCGAAATTCACGAGAGGAATCATTTCCAAAGCAATAAAGATGGTAATACGTAAGAAAACGGGATATAACATTGATATTCAGTTGAACGAGGCTATTACTACTATAAACGATGGAAAGACTCATCTTCACCTGGATGTAGATGCAGAACTCGATAAAGACGAGCTGATGAGTATCTTGAAGAGCATTGGTTTAAATTAACCGAGAGGGGCGCATACAACGCCTCTTTCCTTTTACTTCGCAAAATTTACAAGGCGTATTATGAGAGACAGTAGCTCAGTTGGTAGAGCGCGAGACGATTAAAGTCCCGAAGTCGATGGTTCGAGTCCATCCTGTTTCTCTTTTATTTTTGCAGAAAGGAGAGAACGGATGTCTATCGAACAACTTGACTTATTGTTATGCGATACGTATCAGATGGATGCGTGGTTTCCATTCGGTTGGAAATGGAAGAAAGAGCTTGAAAAATCGAGCTATTCGGTATGGGCTATTGATGAGTTGAAAAGATACATCGTCGGTAGACTTTATCCAAAGAAATCTGGATCGGTTGAAGATTTCATCACATTTGTTGGTGACTTCCGGCGAATGATGAATCAGTTTTCAAAAATCAATCCGGATAACAATTTTATGTTTTCAGTAGCAGCGGACATATCCACAGATGTCCTGGATTTATTACATGCTATGAAATAAAAACGAAAGGAGAACATGATGAAGAAACCAAATCTTCAAAGACTCGCTCAGAGGTCGAAAATCTATCTGAGAAAAGCATCACCGACAATATTGTCTGGTCTTGGTGCGGCTGGGGTTATCGTAACGTCGGTATTAGCTGTACGTGCGACACCAAAAGCTCTTCGTAAAATCAGAGCGGATAGTAAGACAAATCACGACGGTGATCCAGAGGCTTATAGCAAACTTGAAGCTGTTAAATCAGCATGGGTCTGCTATATTCCGGCAGCAATTAGCGGTACGGCAACGATATTCTGCATCTTCGGTGCCAATGTGTTGAGTAAACGCCAACAGGCAGCACTTACCAGCGCTTATGCGTTGCTGAATGATTCCTATAACAACTATAAGGATAAGCTAAAGGAATTGTACGGCGAAGAGGCTCACCAGAAGATAGTTGATGCTATCGCAGAGGAAAAGGCTAAGGACGTGTATATTACTTCAACTGGATTAGTTAGAAACAGTTCACTTGATTTTGATGAGCATGATCCGAATGACGAAAGGTTATTCTACGATGCCTATTCCAATCGATATTTCGAAAGTTCCATCAACAGAGTTATTCAGGCGGAATATCATTTGAACCGTGATTTTGTCATCAGCGGATATTTACCGGCGAATCATTTTTATCAACTGCTTGGTCTTGAGCCTTTAGAAGGAGGAGATACGGTTGGATGGAGTATTGATACAGGAATATACTGGATCGATTTTAACCATTCCAAAGTAACACTGGATGATGGACTTGAAGTATTGGTTATTGATATGGATTGGGTTCCGGATGCCGGCTGGGATTCTGAATAAATCTGGTCATTCGCAGAAATTACAAGCTGTATTATGAAAGGAGAGTGTCATTATGAGCAATAAAAGTAAATGGATTAAGGCTATTGGAGTAGCAGCAACCGTGATTGGTGTAGGCGTAAACCTTATTACCGATTGGGTGAATGAACAGAAAATGGACGAGAAAATTGAAGAAAAGGTCAGTGAAGCACTTGTCCGGAGAGACAAAGATGAAGCGGAGGAGTCCTAACAAGGCTCTTTCGCTTTTTCTTTTGGAGGAGACAAATGGAATCGCCGACTGAAAGAGCCATTTATACTGTACGTTATGCTATCGCAACAATGCCCGTGGTTCAGCGTGGATATAACTTTGAGCAGGCGAGTTATATGAGATGGGCTGGAAGAGAAGTGTTAATACGACTCTGCAAACACCCAGAGATACCACCGCTGATCGTGATTGAATCATTTCGAGATGAATGTGATTCATATTCGTGTGTGAATCCACGAACAAGTTATGTTTTTTCTTGTGCGAAAGATATGCTTGAGTGGATTATTGACCTGCTAATTTCGTAGTTACCAAATAAAAATTTTATATTCTGAACGGAGAACGTACTATGTGTACAAGAGAAATGACATTAGGAGAAGAAATTATCAACTTAACCAAAAGAGGCATCGATGTTCCGACGGTAGAGAGGATGTATAGAAAGTACATCGATCTTGACGAAAAGGGAAAATCAGAGGGTTGTTATGCGATCGATTTGGGACCGTTATTTCCGACATTTGATATTGGCGATACAGTTCGCTATTACAGAGCTGATGTTGAGGCGACCTTGAATTTATTTAGAGATACGGTACATAATCCGTATTCTATCCTTCCAGCAGACATTAAAGTTGGCGATAAAATGATGGTTCCTTTAGGAAAGCTCGGAAACTTTACAGCAACAGTTCAGAAAGTTACGAACAATAAGGTGCTATTCATTTTCGACGATTATGTTGCCAAACGTCCGATGAATGAAGATGGTGGCAATGCTGGCGGATATTCTCAGTCCGATCTGAAAAAGTGGATCGATACCGAGCTGTACGATATGTTCCCTGCGGTTCTTAAGCAGAGAATGACCGGTTTATCAATCCCGACTCTCGGAGAGATTTGTGGCTGGGCCGATAAATGGGATCGAGATCACATCGAAGCGGATGGCGATGAGCAGCTTCCTCTTATGAAACAGAGAAGAAACCGCGTTGCTTATTACAAAAACGATTGTGACTTCGGCTGGCTCCGCAATGCTACTAAAAAGGAATTTTCTTCGGCTTACTTTGCCCTTGTGGACGACGATGGCAGTACGGACTACTACGGCGCTTCGGACGCTTATGGGGTTCGTCCGGAATTCTGGTTGGTTAGATAAATCGCGGGGCCTTGTGCCCCGTTTATATTTTATGGAGGATAGACTGAAATGCAGAAACCTAATTTGACTAAGATCTGTAGAAATGTAAAAACAGCTACAGTAAAGCATAGTCCTGAAATCCTCACTGGAGTTGGAATTGCCGGAATGATTACGACTACCGTAATGGCAGTACGAGCTACTCCTAAAGCAATCCAATTATTGGATGAGGAAAAGCGGCGTCAGCAGGCAGATAAACTGGAGCCGATGGACGTCGTTAAAACTGTTTGGAAATGTTATATTCCCGCGGCAGTTACGGGAACAGTATCAGTAGCTTGTCTTATCGGGGCAAGTTCCGTTAATGCCAGAAGAAATGCGGCACTGACCGCAGCGTACACCATTTCCGAATCAACGTTGAGAGATTATCAAAAAAAGGTAGTAGAGACAATCGGCGAGAAAAAGGAACAGACTGTGAGGGACGCGGTTGCTAAGGAACGCCTTGAGAAAAATCCTGTTGAAAATAAGGAGGTCATCGTCACAGCAAAAGGCGATACTTTATGTTTTGATGCTGTGTCCGGAAGATATTTTAAGTCAGACATCGACAAATTGAAAAAGGCCGAGAATGAATTAAATCGTCAAATGCGAGATGAAATGTATATTTCACTTAATGATTTCTATTATGAGGTCGGATTAGAGCCTATTAAGCTTGGTGATGATCTTGGCTGGAATATTGATAATGGATATATCGATCTGAGATTCAGTTCTCAGCTTGCTACGGACGGAACACCTTGTCTGGTTATTGATTATGGCTATGGTCCGAGGTATGACTTCCGTGGCTTAATGTAAGGTTCGCAGAATTTACAAACACTATTATGGAAGAACCACATATTTCAAATCTGAAAGGAGAACATATTATGGAGAACAACGAAATCATGAACAACAACGAAGAGGTTATCGAAACAACTACTGAGGAGATCGTGAAGGCGGCTTCTAACGGCAGTATGAAGAAAGCGACAACTATCGGATTGGCTATGATTGCAGGCGCATTAACCTACAAATTTGTAGTCGTTCCGGCCACAGCAAAATTCAAGAACTGGCGTGAGAATCGTAAGACGGTTGTAACTCAGCCGAAGGACGATATCGTTGACGAAGAGTTTATGGATCTCGATGAAGAGACCGAAGAGGATTCTGAATAAGAATTGAATCGATGATTCAGACAGAGGGAGAGTACCTATAACAGAGTGCTTTCCCTTTTGCTTTTTAAGGGAGGTGTCCTATGAATCAGTATATGTATGACGGACCGGTTATGGAGTTTGATACCTGCGTTGCGAATAGATGGCAGGGTTCTACATACGCGGCATCCGAAAAGAAAGCCAGAAGTAATTTGGCGTATCAGTTTAAGAAGAAAACAAACCGTATTCCAAGTACGAGGATAACCCTCCCTGGAAAAGTGGTAACGGTTAATTGAAAGGAGATTTAGAGATGGAGGAATACAAATCCAATTCCCATAAATCACGACAGAACCAGAACGATGATATTCCGGAGAAAAGAGTTGAAAAGGTTGTCAGCGGTTCTGTTAAATCAAAGAAAAAGAATAGTCTTCAGAAGATTACGAACGTGTTTGTTCCGGAAGATGTAGATGATGTAAAAAGCTATATTTTCGAAGACATTGTGGTTCCGGCGGTAAAGGATATTATTTTGGATGCTGTTAGAGCATTCTTGGGTGTTAGTGGAAGCTCAAGAGGGGGAAGATCTTCAACGTCGTCCAAGGTTTCATATCGTAAGTATTATGATGATCGGGATCGAAGAGATTCCGGACATACAACCAGAACACGGACCGGATACGATTATGATGATATTATTCTGGAATCTCGCGGTGAAGCCGAAGACGTTCTTGAGAGAATGGACGAGCTTATCGCTACATACCAGTTAGTCAGCGTTGCTGATTTTTATGATCTGGTTGGTGTATCTGGCAACTATACAGACAATAAGTACGGTTGGACCGATATTCGGAACGCATCTGTAATTCGTGTAAGAGACGGATACATGATCAAACTTCCGAAGGCATTACCGTTGAACTAGGAGGGATATTTTTATGTACGAATCCGACGATAAAATGGTGTCTCATCCGAGCCATTATCAGTCAGAAACAGGTTTGGAAGTGATTGATGTTATTGAGGCATTCACTTTTGATTTAAAAGGTATCGAAGCAACTGATACAGGTAATATCATCAAGTATGCGTGCCGCTGGAAAAATAAAAATGGCATTCAGGATTTGAAAAAAATCATGTGGTACACACAGCACTTGATTGAGCATTTAGAGAAGAAAGAAAAAATGGAAGAGGAGAATAACTGATATGAAGAAAGAAGAAATCATGAAGAGCGTTTCAACGACTTTCGGAAAAGTAAGTGTGAAACTTAAGAAACACAGCCCGGAGATTCTGGTAGTAGCTGGCGTTGTCGGCACTGTTGCAAGCGCCGTTATGGCTTGTCATGCAACCACTAAGCTGGACAGCGTATTAGAAAAGTCCAAGAAGGATATTGACGCTATTCATAATTGTGCAGAAAATGAGGAGCTGGCGGATGAGTATTCTAAGGACGACGCAAAAAAGGATCTGGCTATCGTCTATGTACAGGCTGGAGTAAAAGTCGCTAGGCTTTATGCTCCATCCGTAGCACTTGGAACTTTATCCATCGCAAGCATTGTTGCATCCCACAATATTCTCAAGAAGAGAAATGTAGCACTGGCAGCCGCTTACGCAACTGTAGATAAGACTTTCAAAGAATACAGAAATCGAGTTGTCGAGCGCTTTGGTGCGGAGGTTGATAAAGAGCTTCGCTACAACATTAAAGCAAAGAAATTTGAGGAAACTGTAACTGATCCGGACAGCGGTAAAGAGAAAAAGGTAAAGTCTACCGTAGATGTGGCGGCACCTTCTACGAACGATTACGCCCGTTTCTTTGATGAGTCCTGCGAGGCATATGAATCCAATATGGATTACAACCTTATGTATCTGCGCTCTCAGCAGAATCTGGCAAACGACAAACTTAAAGCTAATGGATATTTATTCCTCAGCGATGTATACGATCAGCTTGGCATTAAGCGTACCAAAATGAGCCAGATTGTTGGTTGGGTTTATAAACCGGAAGGAAATGAAAATGGCGACAACTTCGTTGATTTCGGGATTCTGGAGACCAACCGTGAAACTGAGGATGGTGGTTACGAGAAAGCCATTCTAATGGAGTTCAATGTAGACGGACCGATTCTCGATCTGATCTAATTTTTTGAGGAGGGTACATATGCGAAATTATATTCGTATGGTGGTCCTTCCTGCTCTTTGCGTATTTGCGATTATTTGCACAGGTTTTGTCTGCTCGGCAGAACAGGTAAACCGATATGAATATATCGAAATACAGCCGACTTTAAAAGCTGAACCTATTGATCCTATTGTAATTATTTCTGAGCAACCCTTAGAGGAAACGGTGTCGGCAGTTGAAATCGAAGAGTATGTGGAGGATACACTATTGCCACGGGAAGACATTGAGCTGATTGCTCTTGTAACTATGGCAGAAGCTGAGGGCGAATGCGAGGAAGGAAAGCGATTAGTGATCGACACCATATTAAATCGTGTTGATTCCGTATATTTCCCGGATACAGTGTACGGTGTTGTATATCAAGCAAATCAGTTTTCATCCATGTGGAATGGGAGAGTTGATAAGTGCTTTGTAGACGATGATATTTGCCAGTTAGTTGAAGAGGAACTGCAATCCAGAACTAATGTAGATACGATATTCTTCACAGCTGGTGAATATGGAAAATACGGAAGACCAATGTTTCAAGTAGGTAACCATTATTTTTCGAGCTATGAATAGAAAGGAGTCCTGAATTATGACAGGTTTTATGGGATTAACATTTTCAGCATTTGCTGGTATTTGCTTTGTTAGTGGTCTGGCCGTTCTTATGGGCGGAAAGGAGCATCACTGATGGATGGCATTGGAAATTTTATATCCATGATGGATTACATATTGGATACCAAAAGAAAAAGAAAAAGACATATCACAGGAGGCATTCTGTTGAGTGCCTCTTTACTTTTCGGTGGGCTTGCGCTTACCGTTATGACAATTCGGAACGAGGAGGACGAAGATGAGTAACAAATCTCTGTTTTCTTTGGCATTTATCATTGGTGCTGCGACTGGATCGGTAGTGACATGGTACCTGCTTAAGGATAAATACGAAGCGCTCGCTCAGGAGGAAATTGATTCTGTAAAAGAGGTTTTCTTAAGACGTGAGCAGGAATTAAAGGATCAGTCCGTAAAGAAAACCGTTGCTGAAGGTATTAAAGATGCGGACAAAGAAAAACCAGATCTTAAAGAGTATGCGGAACATCTGAAAAAAGAGGGTTACACCCGATATTCTGATTTCGGTTCGGACGAGGAAGAAAAGCCTGTTTCTGAATCCGGTCCGTATGTGATTCCGCCGGAGCAGTTTGGTGACGATGAAGAGTATGAGCAGATCAGCCTTACCTACTATGCAGACGGCGTGCTTGCTGATGAAAATGATGAAGTAATTGAGGATGTGGAAGATGCTGTTGGAATTGATTCTTTGAATCATTTTGGAGAGTATGAGGACGACTCCGTCTTTGTCCGTAATGACGCAAGAAAATGCGACTACGAGATTCTCCTTGATCAGAGAACCTATTCCGAGGTAGCTGAAGATATGCCGCATCAGATGGAGGTATGATGACACGGGATGAGCTGAACAATGCATATTTTGACTGGATGTACCAGCTTGTATGTGATGATGAGTATTCACGAGGATTGTCGTATCGTAAGCTTTTATATTTGCTTCATGATACAGATTTTACGTTTACGATTGCCCTTGATAGTAATCGTTATGACGATGGAATCGATCTTCGGTACAGATTCGGAAATGAGCAGGGATACCGGGATAGTATGATTGCAAGTTATTTAGATAATCGTCCGTGCAGTGTTTTAGAAATGATTATTGCCCTTGCTATACGCTTAGAAGAGCACATCATGGATGATCCGGACGTCGGTAACCGAACCGGTCAGTGGTTTTGGGATATGATTGTGAGTCTTGGTTTAGGTTCTATGGATGATTCCAAATTTGACAAGGCTTATGCCATCGATGTTATTCGGCGATTCCTGAATCGTGACTACGGACGGGATGGCAAGGGTGGTTTATTCACAATCGAGCATTGCAGATACGATATGAGAGATATTGAGATTTGGTATCAGGCCAATTGGTATCTCGACAATATCAGATAGGAGGGCGTTATGAGCCATAGTAAGGCATACAAGTGGTTCGAGTTATATTTTCCTCAGTACGCTGGGGATAAGGTAGAAACCTGGTTCCAGAATGGAAAGAACAGTATTCGTATCCGTCAGAAGAACCATCAGGAATTTATATTTACATTCAACAATGAAGGAAATTGGCGGTTTGAGACTGTTGAAAGCTTCATGAATGGATTAAGAGGAGGTAAGAAGTAATGGGCGAAATGCTTACTTATATTTTTAGCAGCTTACGGTCATCTGAGAAAAGATTAGACGTTGTCACAAGAGCAGTCAGTAAACAGCGGAGCTTTAATAAGCAGCTTACAATCTTTGTTGTTATGACAACCGCAAACCTGGTTGTTATGAAAATCGAGCAGAAGGACCAGGCATTGCGTATCAGAAAGTTGGAAAAGGAAATCGAGGAACTTAAGCGTCCGGAAGGAGAGTAAAAAATGCGATGATCGACTTTATGGTGATTTCAACACGTTCAACGAAACGTGGAGTAATAGAAATCTATCCAAAGTTCATTATTAAAAAAAGCACCGATCTAATGATTCGAGGTGGTGATTTCTATGCTATCTGGATTGAGGAACGTGGTTTATGGTCTACGGACGAGCAAGATGCCTTGCAGCTCATTGACCGCGAACTGGATAGATATGCTGAGGAGAACCGCCAGCGTTTTAACTCCGATATTAAAGTCCTGCATATGTGGGATGCCGAGTCGGGTATGATCGACTCATGGCATAAGTATTGTCAGAAACAGATGAGGGACAGCTTTCATACGTTGGACGACAAACTTATATTTTCCAATACAGAAACTAATAAAAAAGACTACGCCAGCAAAAAGTTGAATTATCCGCTTGAAGCTGGCGATTTGTCTGCCTATGAGAAATTGATATCCACTTTATATTCGGAAGAAGAGCGGACAAAAATCGAGTGGGCTATAGGGTCAATCGTATCTGGAGAATCCAAAAAACTGCAAAAATTTATGGTTTTATACGGAGCTGCTGGAACCGGTAAATCCACAGTTCTTAACATTATTCAGCAGCTTTTCGACGGATACTATTCTGTATTTGACGCAAAAGCACTTGGATCTTCCAGCAATTCATTTGCATTGGAAGCATTTAAAACAAACCCTCTGGTTGCCATTCAGCACGATGGTGATTTATCGAGAATTGAGGATAACACCAGATTAAACAGTTTAGTATCTCATGAGCTGATGACTGTGAACGAAAAATTCAAGTCTACATACTCAAACCGGTTTAAATGTTTCCTGTTTATGGGAACGAATAAGCCGGTCAAGATTACAGATGCGAAGTCCGGTCTGATTCGACGATTGATTGATGTATCGCCGTCTGGAAATAAGCTGAATCCAAAAGAATACAAAACGATCGTGAAGCAAGTGGAATTTGAGTTGGGAGCTATCGCCTACCACTGCCAGGAGGTATATTTGAACAATCCTGGTCGTTATGACGATTATATTCCGATTACGATGCTTGGTGCATCTAATGATTTCTATAACTTCATTATCGATTCGTATCATGTATTTAAGAAAGAAAATGGGACAACCTTGAAAGCCGCATGGGAGATGTACAAAACCTACTGTGACGATGCCAAGGTCGGGTTCCCGTTCTCACAGAGGGTGTTCAAAGAGGAACTTAAAAACTATTTTCATGATTTTCAGGAACGCTTTAATCTGGATGATGGAACTCGGGTTAGAAGCTATTACATCGGGTTCAGGACAGAAAAATTTGAAGAGGAGACTGTAGAGGAAAAGCCGGAAGTAGTCAAACCGGCACTGATCCAATTCGATAGCACTGAATCTATATTTGATGATGTGTGCTCGGAATGCCCGGCACAGTATGCTTCGGAAAACGAAACACCTCAGAAAAAATGGGATTCTGTTCGCACGAAATTATCTGGAATTGATACGAAAAAACTTCATTATGTGAAAGTTCCAGAGAATCATATTGTGATTGACTTTGATATTCCAGACGAATCTGGAAACAAGTCATTTGAAAAGAATTTAGCAGAAGCAAGTAAGTGGCCGCCGACCTATGCTGAGCTTAGTAAATCCGGACAAGGTATACATCTTCATTATATTTATACCGGCGATCCGACACAGCTTAGCAGAGTGTATGACGACCATGTTGAAGTTAAGGTGTTCACGGGCAAAAGCTCTTTGCGGCGTATGCTGTCAAAGTGTAATAATTTGCCTATCGCAACAATTAGCTCCGGTTTACCGCTGAAAGGAGAACAAAAAATGGTAAATTTTGAAGCGATTAAGAGCGAGAAAGGGCTTAGAACACTGATTAAACGGAATCTTAATAAAGAGATACATCCAGGAACTAAGCCCAGTATCGATTTTATCTACAAGATACTGGAAGATGCGTATGGAAGCGATTTGAAGTACGACGTCACAGACATGCGCAATGCAGTATTAGCATTTGCGGCGAATAGCACTCATCAGGCAGATTACTGTATTAAGTTGGTCAACAAAATGCAGTTTAAATCCGCAGATCCGTCCACAGCGGTTAAAAATGATGACGCAAAGCTGGTATTCTATGATATTGAGGTTTTTCCAAACTTATTTCTTGTAAACTGGAAAATCGAGGGTGAGGGAAAGCCTGTTGTAAGAATGATTAACCCGTCTCCGAGTGAGATCGAGGAGCTGATGCGGTTCAGACTGGTTGGCTTCAACTGTCGGAGATATGATAACCATATTCTATATGCAAGGTTAATGGGTTATACAAACGAACAGCTCTATAACCTTTCGCAGAAAATCATTAACGGAAGTCCAAACTGTTTCTTTGGAGAGGCATATAATGTATCCTATACGGATGTGTACGATTTCGCTTCGGCTGGTAATAAGAAGAGTCTTAAGAAATTGGAAATCGAGATGGGAAACCTTACCGATGACGATCTCAAGAAAAAAGGATTCTCCGATGAAAAAATAAGAGTTATCAAGGCAGGAACGCATCACCAGGAGCTTGGTCTTCCATGGGATCAACCGGTTCCGGAAGAGCTTTGGATTAAGGTCGCTGAGTATTGCGATAACGATGTTATTGCTACTGAGGCGGCCTTTAATTATCTTGAGGCTGACTGGACGGCGCGGCAGATTCTGGCAGATTTAGCAGAAATGACCGTTAATGATACAACGAACTCACTTACAACCAGAATTATATTTGGAAACAACCGGAAACCCCAGTCAGAGTTCCATTACAGAAATCTGGCAGAACCGGTAGAGTCGCTGGATAAGGAGAGTATGAATTTCCTTAAGGAAGCCTGCCCGAAGATGATGGAGGAGCCTCACTATGGTTGGAAGTACAACGATAAGGACGAAGTTCCATTTGAAGCTCACAGCATTCTTCCATATTTCCCTGGGTATGTATTCGACCATGGAAAATCTACATATCGTGGAGAAGAAGTAGGCGAGGGCGGATTTGCACAGGGCGTACCCGGAATGTATGGAAATGCAGCACTCCTGGATATTTCTTCAATGCATCCGCATAGTGCTATTGCTGAGGTTCTGTTTGGACCGAGATTTACGAAGGCGTTCCGTGATATTGTTGAGGGTCGTGTAAGCATTAAACATGAGGCTTGGGATATTGTTAATACCATGCTGGACGGCAAGCTTACCCCGTATATTCAGAGAGTTATTGACGGCGAGATGACATCAAAAGATCTTGCCAATGCACTGAAGACGGCTATCAATTCAGTATACGGTCTCACATCGGCATCTTTTGATAATCCATTCCGTGATCCAAGAAACATCGATAACATTGTGGCGAAACGTGGAGCATTATTCATGATCGACCTTAAGAATGAGGTTCTGAAGCGCGGATTCCAGGTTGCTCATATTAAGACAGACTCTATTAAGATCCCAGATGCAACACCAGAGATTATTCAGTTCGTTATGGACTTTGGTGAGAGATACGGATACACGTTTGAGCACGAGGCTACGTACGATCGGATGTGCTTGGTCAATGATGCTGTATATATCGCAAAGTACAAATCAGCAGAAGAATGCCAGAAGATGTATGGTTATGTCCCTGGCGACAACAAAAAGAAAGGTGGAAAATGGACGGCAACAGGTACTCAGTTCCAGATTCCATATGTATTTAAGAAGCTGTTCAGCAGAGAAGACATCGCATTTGAAGATATGTGCGAGACCAAATCTGTGAGCAGCTCTTTATATTTGGATTTGAATGAGGAGTTACCGGATGTCAGCAAGGAAGAAAAAGAATTCAGCAAGGCAGAGAGTGACTATAAGAAAGGACTGTTATCCGATACAACTTTTGAATCCACATGCCAGAAGCTTACTCCATTGATCGAAAAAGGACACGACTATCACTTTATTGGAAAGGTTGGTCAGTTCTGTCCGATGAAAGATGGATATGGAGCTGGACTTCTGATGAGAGAAAAAGACGGTCGTTACTATGCTGCAACTGGTTCCAAAGGTTATCGCTGGATGGAATCAGAGATGGTCAAAGAACTTGGCAAGGAAGACGGCATTGACCGATCCTACTACGACAAGCTGGTTGATGAGGCTGTAAAAACTATTTCTCAGTACGGAGACTTTGAATGGTTTGTATCTGATGATCCATATGTTCCGGAGCTTGGTGCAAATGACGCAGATGTAGATTGTGTTATTCCATGGGCGATGCCTTGCGGAGAGGATAAGTATCGGACATGCTTCGACTGCCCGCATTTCAACAATGATAACTTCCATATGGATTGCGATCTTGATTATGATATTTCAGATATTGTGATGAAGCACGCAATGAATCCGCTGGAAAATTAAAAAAATAAAGGAGAATTTAATCATGGCAAGAGCAAATGTAAATGAGCTGATTATTGAGAATGCTCGTATTATGTTCAGAAATTTCAGAGGAGAAGAGACAAAATACAACAGAGCAGGTAACCGTAACTTTTGCGTTGTAATTCCGGATGCCGACCAGGCACAGAAACTCGGCGAAGATGGATGGAATGTGAGAATCCTTCCGCCGAGAGATGAGGATGAAGCGCCTCTTCACTATATTCAGGTAGCAGTTCGGTTCGATAACATTCCGCCGAATGTATACATGGTTACCAGGAGAGCTAAAACAAAACTGGATGAGGAGTCTGTATCTTCTCTTGACTATGCTGAAATCAGAAATGTTGATCTGGTCATCAGCCCGTCAAAGTGGGAAGTGAATGGAAAATCTGGCATCAAGGCATATCTGAAGACCATGTACGTCACGATTGAAGAGGACGTGTTTGCTGAGAAATATGCGGATGAAGAGGAACCGCCGTTCGCATAAATCATATTTTGAGGGTGTCGGTGTCAAAGCCGGCACTCTTACTTTATGAAAGGAGAAAAATTATGTTTTGGAATAAGAAAAAACCGAAGTCGAAACCACAGATTAAGACTACGGTACCTAAAACATTCAAAGCAAAAGAACCGCCACCTAAGTGGCAACCAACTTTCGGCGAAACGAAAAAGAAGGATGAGAAACCACCGGAAGTAACTACGAAATCCGAACCAAAAATTGACTTGGAATATAAATTTTTAAAATCTTTTCAGAAACTTACATATAGACGTCGGGCATGGGATGTGTGGAGAGATTATATTTTACTTCATGCATGTTCAATCTCGAATGTTTTTGACAAGGACAACTACGACCAAAGAGAGAAGCGATATCTAAAAATTATTCATCAGTATTCAAAAGAAGAGCAAGCTATATTTCCAGAATTAGCAGCATATACAACTATGGCACTGGATCAGAACCAGGAGCAGGATTTTCTCGGAAAAATGTTTATGCGGTTGGATCTGGGAAATCGTTCGGCTGGTCAATTCTTCACGCCATATCATGTGTGTGAACTTATGGCTGAAGTGGTGGCGACCAATGCTTTAGAAAAGATAGAGCAGTATGGTTATATTTCGATTAACGATCCATGCTGCGGTGCTGGAGCGACGTTGATTGCTGGTGTGCATGTAATCCGAAAACAGCTGGAGCATTGTGAACCACCGAGAAACTACCAGAACCATATCTTAGTAGTTGCACAGGACGTTGATGAAATCGTTGGTCTGATGTGTTATATCCAAATCTCGCTTCTCGGATTGGCTGGATTTATAAAAATAGGTAACTCGATAACTGACCCAATGTCTACGGACGATTCATCTGAAAAATATTGGTATACACCTATGTATTTCTCAGATGTATGGAGTACAAGAAGAATGCTCCGTCAAATTAACAAGTTATTTGGAAAGGGCGATGACGAATGAAAAAAAGATATTCTATTCCAAAAGAGCAGTGTACGTGCGGCATCAGCGAGCTTTATAACAACGTTGCTAAAATCATTGGGATTTCTGATGTAAACAAAGCTGTATACGATTGCCGTAAATTATCTATCACTAAAAAAGTGCTGGACTGCTTATATAAGTTCTATCATTCAGAAAATCAGAGCGATGAAACCATAACAACCTGTATGCTCTTGTATGGTCCTAAAGCAGATCTGGATGGCGATGGCTACGAAGTCGAGGTAGAAGATGGATTTGTCACGAAAGGTGTGTAATGGCTGGCGTAGAATTACGGGACTATCAGGAAGATGCTGTACGGCAAATGCGAAACGGCTGCATACTTTGTGGTGGTGTTGGTAGTGGAAAATCCAGAACTTCGCTGGCCTACTATTATGTTCGAAACGGTGGTGAGCTCGGAACAAATGAATATGTTCCTATGGACGATGTGAATATTAAGGATTTGTACATAATCACAACTGCTAGGAAACGGGATACATTTGAATGGGAAGAGGAGCTCTCACCATTTCTGCTATCGACCAATAAGAAAGAAAATTTATATACCAATAAGGTTGTGATTGATTCTTGGAACAACATCAAGAAGTATGCAGATGTCAAAGATGCTTTCTTTATATTCGATGAGCAGCGTGTCATAGGCTCTGGAACATGGGTTAAAGCATTCTTGAAAATCGCCAAGGTAAATGAGTGGATATTACTATCCGCAACTCCTGGCGATACGTGGCAGGATTATATTCCGGTGTTTGTGGCTAACGGATTTTATAAAAACCGAAGCGAATTCACAAGAGAGCATATAGTCTATAGCCGATTTAGCAAATTTCCTAAAGTTGACCGATATTTGAATACTGGTAGATTGATTCGATTGCGAAACAAAATCTTGGTGAATATGGATTTCAAACGCCAGACGGTTTCGCACCATGAGGATATTTATGTCAAGTACAATATCGAAAGGTATAAAGATGTCGGAAAAACCAGATGGGACCCGTTTAAAAAAGAACCAATTATCAATGCTGCTGGTCTGTGCTATGTATGGAGAAAAATTGTAAACACCGATCAGTCCAGACAAATAGCCTTACTGGAAATTGTGGAGAAGCATCCGAAAGCAATTATATTCTACAATTTCGATTATGAGCTTGATCTTCTGAAAGAGATATTCTCTGGATATGAAGTCGGAGAGTGGAACGGCCACAAACATCAGCCAGTGCCGACTAACGATACATGGGTATATTTAGTTCAGTACAATGCCGGGGCTGAAGGATGGAACTGTATTACAACAGATACGATTATATTCTATTCTCAGAATTATTCGTATAAGATCATGGCACAGTCTGCTGGTCGAATAGACAGGATGAATACGCCATATACGGATCTGTATTACTATCATTTGAAATCTAGGTCTGGTATTGATCTTGCTATCAGCAAAGCATTGAAAGATAAGAAAACATTTAATGAAACGAGGTTTGTGAAGTGGTGACAATGATTTATAATCTGTGGATCTTTTTAAAAATTTTATCAATAAAGTTGAAAAGTATGTCTGCGGAAGATTTTTACAGTCTGCTAATAGAGTGTGACTATCAACAGAGATTATACGCAATTTGGTTCAGATATTACATGTGAGGTGTCCAATGGAAAATATTTACAAAGAGGTTGATTTCAAAACCTATTGCAAAACCTGTGAGTATAAGGATCTCGAAGAAAAATTTGATCCGTGTAACGACTGTTTGGCTGAACCTATGAATGCCAATTCAGATAAACCTGTTTACTGGAAGGAGGCTGAAAATGGTAGATAGTATTTTAGTTAGTGTCGATTTTTCAAACAATAATGATACGGGAGTTCTGATTGTTGGGAGAAAAAGGATGAATCAGTCCGTCGAGATTATCAATGCTTTCCAGGGAGATGAAGCGAGAGAACTTTATGAAAAGCTGGTAACAAAGAAAAAGAAGGAGGGTCAAAAATGAGTTTTCAATACGATCAATATTTAGCTAGGCATCGAGCTAATGTGAAAAGAGGGTTTGACTGGCTTTCTGAAAATTTACCGGGACTTATGACAAATACCCTAACCGCCGGGTGGAATACAGAATTTGCTCATGATCAGTCTAAAAACGAACCGGATGAGTATGAGGCATACGATGCATATTTCTATGGAAATAATCGCTCTTATGAGGTTGTACAGCGATATCAGCGAGCATGGTTACTTCATATTCACAGAAATCCTCATCATTGGCAGCACTGGATTCTTATTCATGATGATATGGAAGATGGCGAACTGGAGACCGTTTTGGAAATGCCATACGATTACATCATCGAGATGATTTGCGATTGGTGGTCATTCAGTTGGCAGAGTGGAAATCTCTATGAGATATTCAAGTGGTACGAGGAACATTCTAAGTATATAAAACTGGCGCAGACAACGAAAATCACAGTCGAGTATATTTTAGACAATATGAAGAAAAAACTTCAGGCATTGCAGTATGCGGATCAATCAGCCATGCAACCTGGAGCTTGATATTTGGAGGAGCTATGAATAGAACGACAAAAATAAACATCTTAGCGTATGCTTCGGAGCCGGACAAGAACTATAAGTACGAGGGTGACATCGTCGATTATAAGGGAAAAAGGTATTTCGTAAGTCTGGCAGAAGAGCGAGTGGAATTTATCGGGATTATTAAAGACGCCACTTCTTCCAATTGAGGATACCGACGAGGTATGGAGTGATATTTCTGATATGAGCGGTCTGAAAGGAGAAGAGCGTAACTATCAGTGCAAACGCATGTCTTCCTTATTTAAGTATGTGTATGCTGATGGAACAGTTAAGTACAGAGACGTGGATCGCTATCACGGCGTGAACATCAACTGTCCGGATGCTCAGTACCACAGCGGACTGATTGATACTGTTATGGATGAACTGTATCCGATCACTATGCCTTATATGCCGGCTGATAGAGCCTTTAAGATTTATACGGAGGATTTCCTTGTAGATCCAGCGAAAGGCGATTATGATACTGTAGGTATTCTGTACGTAATCACTCCGTCCATGGACAAGGTAGCAATTAACAGATATTTTAAAGAAGCTCCGAACGGCTTTGCTGAAATCGACGAAGCGGAGTACAAGGAGCAAAAGGAAGCTGCTAAAGCTCGGATGGAGGCAACCGATGGATCGAAATAGATTTATCCAGTGCATGAAAAGCAACATCGAGTTGTCGGATAAAGAGCGGCGGAGAATTATTAGAAGAAGTGTTGAGAGTCAGCCGTGGAAATTAAAGTGTACGATTGCCATGGAAGAGTTTGCGGAACTTACACAGGCAATCAGTAAACAGATTCGTGGGTATGATAATAGAATTGGACTTTTGGAAGAGATGGCGGATGCTTATATTTGCCTGGAATTCCTTAAGTCCATTTTTAATATTACACCAGAAGAGTTACAAAAAGCTATGGACGTTAAATTACAAAGAGAAAGGAATAAACAGAGATGAGTAAAGAGATTAAAATTGCCGGAAGTATTTCGTTTGGAGGAAAGCGCCTTAATGTATATGGAGATCTGGACGCTCCACTGTTCAAGGCAAAAGATATTAGTCATGCTATCGGCTACAGTAGCGGTAACGAGTGGAGAATGCTCGAAATGTGCGAAGAGGATGAGAAGCTGAAACTACCTTTAGTAGTAGCAGGTCAGAGACGTTCCGTCAACTTTGTGACTGAGAACGGTCTATACAATATCCTTGCTCAGAGCCGTATGGAAATTGCAAGATCCTGGAGACGAGTGGTTCATGATGAGCTTATCAACATGCGTAAAGAAAAAGGCAGAAACATCACCGAGCAGTTTGAAGAGTGGGACCATGCCATGGATAACATTTACTTCGATGAGGAAACAGGTCAGCTTATGCAGTCTGTTACCGTTCCTGGCGGAGATGTGATTCAGATTCCTTATGAGAAGGAAGAAGAGTAATTAAAAATGTGGGCTATGCAGAAACGTAGGAGCATAATAATCCAGATTGGTGGGAGTCTGGATATTCTGAAAGGAGAACGAAAAATGATTAAATTAGAACATGTAGTTCTGGCAAGTTCGGAACAGATGGAGTTTATTATTGAAGGTATGCGTAATCCTATGAATTCGTGGAATAAAACTGATAGTTTCAATGGGTGTGAAACATATAAAGGTATAAGCAAATGTTTAGATTGCGATGGGGTTCGTGAGTGTGGAGCTGTCAACAAATATTTAATAGTTGGTGAAAATGATCACTCCCTCATGCAACGTTTGGCTAAAGCCGGTACTGATCATAGAAAATTCATGAGAATGCTGCCGGTTTACATACGGATTACAGCACCTTTATACTGGTGGAAGGAGTTCGATACATACAAAGTCGGAACGGTTGCTAACAGCTGTAGTACCATGCATAAAATCCAGGCTAAAGAGTTTACACTGGAGGATTTCAGTTGTGAGCATTTGATGAATATTCCGGGCGAAGGTGTGTTACCGCCATTAGCTGTATTGGAAACGACTATCGATACATTAAATGCTTATAGAAAGTTGTATCTTGGTACATTGTCGCCGGATGGTTCTATCGGTATCCCTGAAAACAGAAAAGATATTTGGTGGCAGATGATTCAGCTCCTTCCAAGCAGCTATAACCAGACCAGAAATGTCATGATGAATTATGAAGTTCTGGCAAACATCTATAAATCCCGTAAGGATCACAAACTGGACGAGTGGCGGAGCTTCTGCAAATGGATTGAAGAGCTTCCGTATTCAGAGTTAATTACTGGTAAAACAGAGGAGGATTAAATTTATGCATTTTACAGTTATTCAGATTATTATCATGTTTCTTATCGCCTACGTATGCCTGTATGCACTGCTCGACCGGGTTATGAAATGCATTGAGCACTGTGCTACAGCCAGAGCATACGGACGGTTCAGAGAAGCCGGAGTAATGACAAAAATGGATGATGTAGCAGGTGGCATCGCGAAGTCAAAAGAGGAGAAAGACAATGTTGAGAAAGGATTTAATTAAGAACAAGATATATGGAATCATATTTATCGTACTTGGAGCGTTGACAATCCCAATCGAATGGGATGCAACGTTCTTTTTATTTACTCTAATGTTGGGCGTTTTATTATTTGTATCAAGAGAAAATTGCATTATGAATTAAGGAGGCGGCTATATGAGCCGGGCTGAAAGGAGAAGAGCACAGAAGTGCGAGCAGAAATCTAAAACCGCTACATACAATCTTACAAGAGCTCAGTTAGATGCCCTGATTCGAGAAAAGATATCTGGTGAACTGGATAGAGTTAAGCGGGAGGCTACAAATGATGCTATCAATCAGGCGATGATTCTTCTGCTTACTCTGCCGCTTGAAGTGCTGATGGATCATTATTGGCCAAAGTCATATGCAAAGCGGATTCCGGAGTTTACAGAGTATGTTCTCAAATATTATGAAAAGTGGCAAAACGATGAGTTGGATATGGACAAGCTCAAAGAGGATCTGTGGGTATACGGCGGTGTTCGATTAGAAGAAGTGGAGGGTAAGTAAATTGGATATTTAATTTTAGGAATTGTTATTCTGGCAGCTATTCTTATTTTCGGTGGATATATAGTTCTGTCCGTTATAAATGCTGCAATGTGGATGGACGATTCCATGAGATGGGGAGGTAGAGATGACAGCTAAGGACGACAGAAAAAATGCAGAGGGTTACAACGACCCGACAGCTTACAATGCGATTAAGAATGTTGAGCAGGAACAGGACAAGGATGATGCTAGATTTCATCAGTTACTGAACACCATGTTTTCGCTTTGTGAATTGGCGGATTTCCATATCGAGGGACGAGTTGTATTGAAGGATAAAAGAACTGGAAAGGTTTGGAGGTAGGCGAGATGAAAATCTGTAAGGTAAGACCCGATTACTCGACCTGTTCTGCTTGTGTGGCTACTCAGGAAATGTTTGACATGGTTGACGATTGCAGTAAATGTAAATTGAATACTGATACTTATGAATTATTACAGGTCGGAACTGGATTTTGGAGCGGTGACTATGCAATGGTTCAAAAGGACGGCAAAATTACAAAAGTATCATTAAACCGCGTTTATGACGTAAAGGAGAGTTTATGATGACTATGGAAGAATTACAGAAAGCGTGTGAGACCTTGGCAGAGGCGTGGAACAAAGCTTTGGAGCCGATGGAGAAATTTGCTGAAGCTTTGAGTGATGCCTTTGGACGTATGTATGCTTCTGAAGAAGAGAATCGTAAAATTCACACCGGTCGGAAACTCAAATCTGTGAAGCGTGTTCCGGATGTTAAGATGTCTACGTACAATTATAAGCCTGCTATGAAGCGCAATTTACCCTATCAGAGACGAAATTTCTGACTGATTTCAGCTAATCTAGGTTAAAAATCTTTGTAGTAGCAGGTCAATTTTCTGCCCACTTTTAAGTTTTAGGATTTGACCGAAGCCCGGATATTTTTGACCAGAGCTGAAAAATCGGTGTCGATTTGGAGAAAAATTATGAATTTTGGTCATTTTTCTGGCCATTTGCCCGGTTTTGCCCACTTTCAAAAACCTGGATTTGACCAGTAAAAACCCAGTATTTATGCGGGTTTGCGGGCTTTCTGCCCACTTTCCCACTTTTAATACCAAACTATTATGATAGAAAGTTTAAAAATATATAGTAATAGGCGAATAAAAGTGGGTTTTTGACCAGAAGCAAGAAAGAGGTGATTTTATGACCGATGATAAGAAATTGGTCGAGGATTGGTTGTGTGAACATTTTCCGTATCACTTGCGAGTGAATAAAGATATTCCAAAGGGTGCATATGTGATGATGAAGAGTGAGGTACTCATGTCACAAGGATGGCTCTGGGTTGATAATCCACCGTACAGATCTTTTGAAGACGTGATGCTTGGATATACAATTCCGAGGGATTTTTATTCCGGTGACGGAGGTCCGTATTTCGGATATCCATATGGTAGCTTGTATCTGATGGGAGGTTTGCCGTGAATGTAAAGCGTAAAGTAACATGGAAAGATATTTTCAATAATTTCAAATCTGTGTATCCGCGGTTATCAAAAGAAGCCCAGGATTATCGTCCGTACAACTACATGAGCATTATCGTATATTTAGCAGACGGAACCAAGGTGGTTTATGATGATATGGTAAAGCGAGCTAAGATGCTTGCAGCCTAGGATCTGGCTACAGAATCCGCTTTCCATTTTGTGTGCTTCATGCTATACTATAAGAGCCACACAATCTCTTCGCCGTTCAAGGGTACGAGTAAAAGAGAATACACTTTTTACCAAAGTTATTCCCTCGAACGCGTTCGAGGGAATAACTTTGGTAAAAAGTGTATTCTCTTTTACTCGTACCCTTGAACGGCGAAGAGATTGTGTGGCAACAATAAGAGATGCGCTTTTTCGGTGCGTCTCTCAAATTGGGGCGCACTTTTTATTTGCCCTAAATTCCTACTTGAGTATGGAAAGGGTGATTATATGGGAACGAAATCAAATAAAAACATTTCGGGTGTCATAGGAGCAATCGGAGCTGTTGGTGGTTTGATTACTGCGGTTACACCTTTGGTTGAAAAAGCAATAGATAATGCTCAGAATAAGCCGACTGAGAAAATAGATACGAAAGTTATTATTCCAGAATTATATCGTAAGGGGTTTCCGATAGATTTGGAACAGGCAGAAGAATTACTGACGGAACGTGGCTTGAAAGTTTCAAAGAGTAAGCTTCGTATGAAAGAAGCTGATCCAAAGTATCGCGATTACGAGGATACTCAAGTTATAGACTCGAATCCAAAGCAAGGTGTGAAAGTGAAAATCGGCACAACGGTTTGCCTGAGATACATAACTGCTGAAGTTATCGAGGAGAGCCAAAAGATATTTGACGATAGTGTTCGTATTAAGCAGGAGACTAAAGAACAGAAGGCCGCTGAGAAACAGGAAAAGAAGGAACGTTTAAAAGAAAGTGTTTCTGAAACCATGGATTCTGCAAAAAGCGGTTTAGAAAAGATATTTAAGAAAGATCGAAAAGCTATAGAGGCTGAGAAAGGAGAAAAATAGATGAGTAAAGGCGGAAAGAAAAAGCGTAGCACAGCAGGGTTAATCCTGGATGTCGTTTTGACATTATGTACCGGTGGATTATGGTTGATTTGGATACTGATCCGATATTTAAGAAACAACAGCTGACAACTACATATTTGGACAGAGATGCTTAATCGTGTCTCTGTCTTTTTTTTATGCTCTTTTTTGCGCGCGAAAAAAACATGCCCTTTTATGAAGAGAGAGGATAAATAGGCATTTTTATTAAATACCACATCCTCTTTTGAGTTTTTAGAAAATTGAAAGGAGGCTCCATTATGTTGGAAAATAAGTTCCAGGCAAATTTGATCAAGGAACTGAAAGAAAGATTTCCGGGTTGTATCGTGATGAAAAACGACCCGACCTATATTCAGGGAATTCCAGATCTGCTGGTTTTACACAAAGACAAATGGGCTTCCTTAGAATGTAAAAAAAGTGCTGGCGCAAAGAAGCAGCCGAATCAGGAATATTATGTGGACCGTATGAATCAGATGTCATTTTCGAGGTTTATATGTCCAGAGAATAAAGAGGAGGTACTGGATGAACTTCAACAATCATTCGAACCTTGAAGGACAACACGCCTTTCTTGGTGCCAGTAAATATCACTGGATAAATTATGGTGAGGATAAAGTTGCGGAAGCGTATCGGAATTTCCTTGCCACACAAAAAGGAACTGTATTACATGCATTTGCGGCGCAGTGCATTATGCTCAATCAGAAATTACCAAAATCGAAGCAGACATTAAATATGTATGTGAACGATGCCATTGGCTTTAAGATGACGCCGGAGCAGATCCTTTACTATTCCGATAATTGTTTTGGCACAGCCGATGCAATTTTGTTTCGGAATAATTTCTTAAGAATTCACGATTTGAAGACCGGAAAGATTCCGGCACACATGGAGCAGCTTGAAATATATGCGGCTCTTTTTTGTTTGGAATATAAAGTGAAGCCAGGGGATATCGAAATGGAATTGCGGATTTATCAGAACAATGAAATTCTGTACCATAATCCAACGGCTGAGGATATTGTTCCAATCATGGACAGAATCATTACTTTTGATAAGGTGATTAAAAGAATCAGAGAACAGGAGGGGTAAGCTATGAATTCCATCGTGGAAGATATTTTAATGCATTATGGTATGCCACGGCGTTCTGGGCGTTACCCTTATGGTTCTGGAGAGAACCCATATCAGCATAGTGGAGATTTTCTTAGCCGTGTTCAGGAATTAAAAAAATCCGGAATGAGCGAAACAGACATTGCTAAGAATATGGGTTTGACTACCACACAGCTTCGTACTCAGATGAGCCTCGCTAAAGATGAACGTCGTGCTCTTCAGGTAGCAACAGCAAAGGGTCTTCGTGAAAAAGGTTACAGTTTAAATGAAATTGCCGATAAGATGGGATTTGCTAATGACTCGTCTGTCCGCTCTTTATTGAACGAAACTTCGGAAAACAGAATGAACCAGGCTAAGGCCACTGCGGATGTTCTGCGAAAACTCATTGAAGAAAAGGGAATTATCGATGTCGGAACCGGCGTTGAAAGCGAACTTGGCGTGTCAAAAGAAAAACTAAACCAGGCTCTTTATATGCTGGAATTGGAAGGTTATCCGATTTATGGCGGCGGCGTTCCACAGGTTACCAATCCTGGAAAGCAGACCAATATCAAGGTCATTTGTCCACCGGGAACCGAGCACAAAGATATTTATGACTTCGAGAATGTCCATTCTGTAAGAGACTACATCTCCTATGACAATGGGGAGTCTTTCAGAAAATCTTTTGAGTATCCGGCCAGCATGGATTCAAAGCGCTTGCAGATCCGCTATGCCGATCAAGGTGGCGTTGATAAGGATGGCGTAATTGAACTCCGTAGAGGCGTGAAAGACCTGTCTTTAGGCGATTCTCATTATGCACAGGTCCGTATTATGGTTGATGGAACTCACTACCTTAAAGGTATGGCTGTTTACTCTGATAATATGCCGGATGGCGTTGATGTGATTTTCAACACTAATAAAAAGTCTGGCACTCCTACAAAAGATGTTCTTAAGAAAATTAAGGATGATCCAGATAATCCGTTTGGTTCCCTGATTAAGGAGCATGGAGGTCAGAGCTATTACGATGATCCAAAGGGTAAGTATACAGATCCTGTAACCGGAAAAAAACAATCTCTTTCTCTGATCAATAAGAGAGCAGAAGAAGGCGATTGGGGTGAATGGAGTAAGACACTTCCGTCACAGTTTCTTTCTAAGCAGAGTTTGACACTTATCAAAAAGCAGTTAGGTTTGGCAAAAGCTGATAAGCAGGCAGAATATGATGAAATCTGTTCATTAACAAACCCCACTGTAAAGAAGGCTCTGTTAAAATCATTTGCTGACGATTGCGATGCGGCCGCCGTTCATTTGCAGGCAGCGGCGTTACCTCGTCAGAAGTATCAGGTAATTCTCCCATTAACAACAATCAAAGACAATGAGGTGTATGCTCCAAACTACAAAGATGGAGAAACAGTTGCTTTGATTCGATACCCGCATGGTGGAACTTTTGAGATTCCTATTCTGAAGGTCAACAATAAATTGGCTGAAGGAAAGAGCGTTCTCGGAAATACACCGGCGGATGCAATCGGTATCAATAAGAAGAATGCAGACCGTTTATCCGGAGCGGACTTTGATGGTGATACCGTAATGGTAATTCCTTGTAACTCCACAAAGAGTAAGGTAAAGATTACTTCCACTTCTCCATTAAAAGGTTTGGAAGGTTTCGATACCAAGGATGCTTATGGTGGAACTGTTAAGAAAGATGCTGATGGCATAGACCATTATTATCGTAATGGTAAAGAGTATAAGATTATGAGAAATACTCAGACAGAAATGGGTAAAGTATCGAATCTGATTACTGATATGACTTTGAAGGGAGCCACACAGGATGAATTAGCGAGAGCGGTTCGTCACAGTATGGTAGTAATCGATGCTGAGAAACACAAACTGGATTATAAGCAGAGTGAAATCGACAATGGTATCGCTTCTCTTAAGAAGAAGTATCAGGGAAATGTAGATTCAGAAGGTCGTTACCATGAAGGAGCATCTACTCTAATTTCAAGAGCAAAATCTGAGACACAGGTTCTTAAGAGAAAAGGCTCTCCGACAATCAACGAAGATGGATCGCTGTCATACAAGTCTGTTAAGGAAGAGTATGTCGATAAGAATGGAAAAATTCAGGTGAGAACTCAGAAGAGTACAAAGATGGCTGAAACAAAAGACGCCCGTACTCTTTCTTCAGGTACCCCCCAGGAAGAAGCTTATGCCGACTATGCGAATTCTATGAAGTCTTTAGCTAACCAGGCTCGTAGGGAGATGATGAGTACAGGCAAAATTGCTTACTCTGCTTCTGCTAAGGCAACTTATTCTGAAGAAGTAAAGTCTTTAAATGCTAAGCTTGATTTAGCTTTAGCGAATGCTCCTAGAGAGAGACAGGCTCAGACAATGGCAAATGCTACTGTTGCGGCTAAGAGAAAAGACAATCCGGATATGACGAAAGCCGAAGTTAAGAAGGCTAGTCAGCAGGCTCTGGCACAGGCAAGAAGTTCTGTAGGAGCTAAGAGATCTAACATCGAAATTACGGATAAAGAATGGGAAGCCATCCAGGCCGGAGCAATTTCTGAGAATAAGCTTACGCAAATTCTGAATAACACGAATACCGATACTATTCGTCAGAGAGCAACGCCTCGTGCAAGCACTGCTCTGAGTACAGCTAAACAGAATCGTATCGCTGCACTTAGCGCATCTGGCTACAGCACTTCAGAGATTGCGGAAGCTCTTGGGGTTTCTTCTTCAACAGTTTCTAAGTATTTGAATGGAAAGGAGTGAACTAAGTAAGATGAGATTTGCGCTTACAACTTTTGATAATCCTTATGATCCGTTTGAACAGTTCACTCAATGGTTCATGTTCGATGAAGAAAAAGGTTATCACACAACTGCTTACCTTGGCCGAATCGCTCGAACATCGGATCAGTTATCGGATGAAGAGAACAACAAGGAAGTAGAGCGAGCTATTGATGAGATAATCCGTTATGATTTCCAGAACATCTATCGAAAGGTTACAAGTAAATCAGAAACAAATGAACATAAAGAAAAAGCTTCTTAAAAATGATTTCATCGGCATATTAAAAGCCGAAACCGCCAGTACATGATTAAAAGGGGTATAGGGGGGTGTCTAAAAAACATACCCCCACCCATATCGCGGCGGTCTTTA